GATAACATCAACGCGACCATCGTAGTCGTTGCGCAGAACAACCGACTCGGCGTCTTCAACCTTGTATGGATACTTATCCGGCAGGAACTCATAGTTGAGTTCAGCGCGGAGCTTGAACTCCTCAGCAGCCGCCATATGCAAACGACGATGGATTGCTGAGAACGGTTTGGAACCCTGCTCAATGAGAGCGATAGTAGTTCCTACCGGGCCAGTATTCGATGCCTCACCAGTCATCACTTCCGTGGACGATGAGAATGATTTGCCAGCCTCCTTCAGTTCCTCGAACAACTTCGCAAGGGCTGGTGATGGGTCTTTGAACGGTGGCGTGTAGAAGGCACGTGACAGCTCTTCAGCCGTCATGTTGACTTCCTTGTACTCACCCGGCGTGATGTGGTTGTCACCGGGCTTCATCTTCGCGTCGTTCGACATGAAGCCGCCCTGCATGTTGGCAAATGCAGCAGAGTCCAACAGTGCGCGAATGGTTGCGCTGGTTGCTTCAGCGACACTGCCGATCATGTGCAACAGACCAAAGCCGTAGAAGCCAATCCCCGGTAGGTACTTGTAGTGCGTGAACCAGATGCGCTTGACCATCAGCTTGTCATCTTCTTTCCAGTTCCTGCGGATTGACAATACCTCACGTGTCTCACGCTCGACCGTAGCGATGTACGGTAGCGGTGCCTTGCGTTGGTAGCGATCCTGATCCATATCAAGCTCAAGATCACAGTGACACTCAAGGATGGTGTACACGTTGTCATCGGGATGCACGTCAGCTGAGCGTGAGTCTGCTTTGTCCAGATTCTGTCGCTCACGGTCACCAGCCGTGTCAGATGAGTATGGCGTCACCAGCGGTAAGTCGATCTCTTCATAGAAGCCTGACTCGAACAGCTTCTTCATCTCGGTTTCGTTCTTGAACATCCTGTGCGTGTAGCGTGGTGCGGATGCCAAGTCAGTGGCGATATACGGCACAATGAAGTCAGGTGACTTGATGAAGCGGCTGACGACCATCTCTGACACGTTATCGTAGTAAGTCTTCTTGAAGGCTGACCCACCAAGCGGTAGATAAAACAGCATCTGATCCACTTGCCAGAAGTAGCTGCGATCCTGATCGAGTATCTGGTAGTTCATGTGGTTTTTCACACGGTCTGCCTGATCTTGTTTCTCTCGCGTTGCCTCACCGACCATCTTCACCTTGACTGGCCCTTCAGATGGGAAAACCTCTTCAATGGCACGTGACTGGAACTGCACCACTGCTTCTCCAATCAGTGGGTAGGTAACAGCAGAGGCACCCTCAAAGGGAAGCTCTTCCGTGGGTATGTTGTTCAGTCCCATCAGCTCCATGGCTTGATCCATGCGCTGCTCCCCATCCTTACGGGAGTCAAGGTCAACGTCTACCCACTCGATGATGTTATTGGCAAGATCAGCCAACTCACGTTGATCAAGGTCGTGCATGATATTCGCTGAGTGTTCATCGCTGTCATCCTGAGAGAAGCGCGATGCACCCGGATTGAAATCAACGGTGGCGCGGTTGCCACGCCTGACTATCTGCGCGTCACCGTACTGCCCAGACATTTGCTCTTCGTCCTGCGGCATCTCGTCAATTCTTGGTGCGTCTACTAAAGCTGCCATTTACCTTGCCCCTCTTGTGCCGCCATACATGCGCACAGGTTTATTTACGTGGTTCATTAGGTTGTCGTTGTCATCGTCATCGTCAAGGAAGTCAGCACTCCACTTCTTGCGTAACCACAACATTGCCATGGTGGTGCTATCCACCATGTCATCATGATCGTCAGCCGGGAAGTTACCGCACTGGCTGATCACCTCTTGTGCCCAGTTGCGCTTCACGTAGAAGATGCAACCACGCTCCAAGACAAGAGACGCAGCGTGCGCTCGCACGAACTTCGAGTCAGTAACCTTGATCCGTGCAATGGGCAACCCGGCACGCCGCAGCTCCTGCGCCAGAGAGTGACCAGATGCTTTCTTCTCCACCAGCACCTTGTCTGGTTTCCACAGCTGTGCCGCTTCCATCGCGTTGTCACGCAGCTCTGGGAATTCCATGCGCTTGTTCATGCGCTCCATCAGTATCAAACACAGTCGTGTCTGCCCTTTGTACTGTGCAGTCCACGGCAGTTTCGGGTTGAGTCGCTCTTCGTACTCGAACACGCCCCACGTGGTACGGGCACTGAAATCAGACTCTTCGTCTTCTTCAAATGCTGTGTCGTAGGACTGGATGACCATCTGAATGTTTGGCAACTCTGGCTCAGTCCACTCACGCCAGTGATGCTCCTTCATGATGTTGCCGCCCTTGGCTGATGGGTTCTGCTGAATCTGGGCTTCAAAGCCACGCTCAGTCAGCTCCATCGACAACTTGGTCATTGCTGCCTGATCAAAACGGTGCGGTTGCAGTAGGTCGTTCTCTTGCTTGCGCGGATCAACAAACAGCACCTGATCCTTCTTCACCAGCGGGATGTGATCACCAAAGGTGAATACCTCTGGGTTAGGGTTCGCTGGGATGGTGCGGGTCGAGTCTTTCTTTGCCTTGGTGATGCAGCGGGTCTTGGGTACGAAGTAACCGGGTAAGTTCAGATGCACCCACCCACCAGTAGAGAGGCAATGACCCGGAAGGTCTTGGTGGTGACCACGCTGTGCGATGATCACACGACCGAGTTTCATCATGTCGTTGCCACGTGTTGACATGGTGTCGCGCCACCACTCAATAACACCGCCACGGATCGTGTCGGAGTTGATCTCTTTCATGTTGTGCGCGTCATCTACAACGATGCGGTCACCGCCCTCCCCGGTAGCAGTGCCACCGACTGACGTTGCCAGCCTGTAGCCAGAGAAACTGTTGTCGAACCTGCCCTTCTGGTTCAGGTCGCTCGACAGCTGGAAGCAATCCCCGAAGTGTTCCTGATACCACGGTGACTGTATTAGTCTGCGGCACTTCACACTGTCCCTCAGCGTCAAGCTCGAAGCATACGTTGCAAACAGCCACTGTACGGATGGATTCCATGTCCACTCCCATGCAGGCCACATCACTGCGACCACGGTTGATTTGGTATGTCGTGGTGGGATGTTGATGATCAGGTCGTCAATGTCGCCCATTGACACGTAGGTGAGATGCTCACAGATCGCATCAATGTGCCAGCCACCCTTGAACTGTTTCCCCGGCTCAACCACGTGCCATGCCTGCTCGATGAAGTTGCGTAGATCGCGCTTCATGTCCGTGGCTTGTATCTGCGTCCACTGCCGCTGAGCAACATGTAAGTCAAACTGTTCAGCAGGCATATTCATGAGCGAAGACTAAAGTATTTCGCCAGCGTCAATAGCTTGCGAACAACGAAGGTGCCGAAGGAACTGGTGACTGTGTGATCAGCGGTGAGTGCGTCCCATGTCGCATCAGCCTGAAACTCAGCTGTGGTCTGAGTGATGATAGTGTCTAGTTTCGCAGAATCAGCTGGAGCAAACATAGATATTATCCCGCCAGACGTAGTGCTGCCATCTGTCATGGTGTATGCGTATTCTAGGTAACCATTCGTCAGCGGTGGCTGCGATGTAAGGTCGTCTGTCTGCCAAGTGAATACTCCTGTCCCTGCAATTTCAGTGCATGTGTTGTCGTCAAGTGGGATCACGCCGCCGTCAACAGGGGCATACAAAGCGATTGTAACGCCGCTTAGCGTCGGGAAGCTACCCTCAGCTGTGGCTGGCAAGGTCATATGCGCATACTGAAGAACTTCGCCACCGTCAGCAGACGGCGCGTTACGAACTCTCCAAAGGAGCCAGTCACGGTGTAACTGGCGATGAGTGCATCCCAAACAGCACCAGCTTGGAACGCCGCTGTAGTCTGGGCGACGATGAGATCGACCTTCAGGTAATTGGCTGGATCGAACATGCCGATGATGCCGCCAGAGCTAGTGATACTGTCAGTCATCTGGTAGGCATACTCTTGGTATCCAGTCGTCAGTGTTGGTTGCGTGGTCAGATTGTCCGTGTCCCAGATGTACAGTCCTGTACCCGGTACTTCCTCACAGCCGTTGTAGTCGAGTGAGATCACAGCGCCGGTCACCGGATGGTACAAAGTGATCGTGACTGTGCTCAGTGTGGGGAACACCTCAGCTGCATTAAAGATGCCGCCGATCTCACTGGTTGCCGTACCACTGGATGTGATTAGCGCAATGGACGGTGCGCCAGTGGCAAACTTACCAACCTGAGATGTACCGGCTGCGGTCGGCAAGAAGATCGACGGTGCGCCACTCGCGCCACCAATGACTTCAGCTACACCACTGGCAGTCGGCAAGAAGACAGAGACTGCACCAGTAGCTAGGTTGGCAACCTCAGCGACACCTGCCGCCACTGGTAGGAAGACAGACGGTGCGCCCGTAGCCGACCTCTCACCATTGGCAACACCACTGGATGTCGGTAGCAGTATCGAAGGTGAACCAAACGCTGTGTTGTTTACATATGCCGTACCACTGGACGTTGGCAAGAATACTGACGGTGATCCTGTCGCAGTGTTCTCTATCTCAGCGACACCACTGGACGTTGGCAGGAAGACTGAAGGCGCACCCGTTGCGTCGAATATCTGTGTAGAAACGGCAACACCAGCCGCTGTTGGCAACGTAATTGACGGCGCACCAGTGGCTGACTTCTCACCGCTGGCTACACCACTCGATGTCGGCAAGAAGACCGATGGCGAACCGTCAGCTGTATTGATTACTTCTGCGGCACCACTGGCGGTCGGTAGGAAGACCGAAGGAGCACCGCTTGCACCACTGAGTATCTCTGCCACACCAGCGGCAACCGGCAGGAAGACTGACGGTGCGCCGGTAGCATTGTTGGTGACCTCGGCTAAGCCACTTGATGTTGGTAGCAAGACTGTCGGTGCGCCGGTCGCTGATTTCTCACCACTGGCTACACCAGCAGAGGTGGGCAAGAAGACGCTAGGCGCACCAAAAGCAGCACCGCCTACGAAGGCGCTGCCTGATGCTGTTGGCAAGAATACTGAGGGAGAGCCTGTTGCTGATCTCTCGTTACTGGCTGCACCAGATGATGTCGGCAAGAAGATTGACGGCGAACCATTGGCGAGGTTGGTGACTTCAGCGACACCAGCAGCAACTGGTAAGAAGACAGATGGCGAACCACTGGCTGTGTTCTCAAGCTCTGCTACACCAGCCGCAGTAGGCAGGAAGACGCTAGGCGCACCAGCAGCTGTGTGTGGGTGTTGTGCTACGCCAGCCGCAGTAGGCAGGAAGATTGATGGAGCGCCAGCCGCTGTGTGTGGGTGCTGTGCTGTACCCGATGACGTTGGCAAGAAGACAGAGACAGCACCATCAGCCGTAT